GAGACGGTGGCGGTATCACCGACGGCGACAAGGGCGACATCACCGTCAGCGGTAGCGGCTCCGTCTGGACCGTTGACGCACGCGCAATCACGGCCGGCAAACTGTTCGCAGTGGCAGCGACTCGGATTCTGGGACGCCACGCTGGAACGTCTGGAGACGCGCAGGAAATCAGCCTTGGTGGAGGTCTCGAGTTCGACGGAAGCAATCTCAGGCGCGCCGCGTTGACGGGTCCAGTCACGGCAGCGGCAGGCGGCAACGCTACCACGATGGCGCAGAACGGGGCGGCAACCGGCAACTACTACAAGTGGGATGGGACGTCGTGGGTGCCGGCTGTCATCAGCTACCTTGAGGACATCGAGGACATCCCTGCGACGTTTACGCCTGCCGCGCATACACACCCGCTTTCCAACCTCACACAGAGCGGGGCGACGACAAACCAGATCGCGCAATGGAACGGGACGGCGTGGGTTCCGGTGACGTTCTCCTCTGGCATCGGCGGAACCACCGGATCCACCGACAACGCGCTACTCCGCGCGGACGGAACCGGAGGTGCGACAGTCCAGACTTCCACGGTTACAATCGACGATTCCGGCGTCATCACGTCGACGTTCTACGAGATTTCCACTGCGACATTCAGCAGCCGTGCGTTCACGCAGTTCAAGGGTTTGGGAAGCAATGTGTCGGTGCAGGTTTGCCCGACCGGAACCGGGTGTTTCACGATTCAACTGCCGGACGGCACAAACACGGGCGGCAACGCCCGCGGCGACAACTCCGTCGATTTCAGCTATAGCCGAACCGCTGCAACCCGAGTTGCGAGCGGAACCGGATCGTTCAACGGCGGCACGGAATCCACGGCGAGCGGAGCGAATTCGTTTGCGTTCAACGGCACCGCAAGCGGATCGCGATCCATAGCAATGGGTGGAGGCGCAGCGAACGCATCGGCGCAAAGCGCAATCGCTCTTGGGCCAAGCATGACGGCCTCGGCGCAGTTCGCTTTTGCGGCGGGCGGAGAGGGCAACACAGCGTCGGCCATATACTCGTCCGCGATTGGTGGGTACGGCAACACCGCCAGCGGTTCGTTTGCGTTCGCTTTCGGCTATTACGCCGCGGCAAGCCTGTACGGAATGCAGGCGTATGGGTCCGGCAGGTTTGGAGCTACCGGAGACGCGCAGATTGCGACGATGGTTGCGCGCAACACCACCAGCAACGCGACAGCCACAAACCTATTCCTTGACGGCTCATCCGCTCGCATTGTTGTCCCCGCGAACTCCTCCGGCGTCGCGATGATTACCGTCGTTGCTCGCACGAATACAGCCGCGGACAACCACATGACCTGGCGCAGGCGTGTGAATTGGGAGCGCGGCGTTGCCGTTGGCACGGTATCAATCGACGTGGAAACCGTGGGAACGGATCGAGGTTACACAGGCGGCGCTTGGGGCGCGGGTCCGGCTTGGACGCTTTCCATCACGGCCGACACCACAAACGGAGCCATCAACATCATCGGGACTGGCGCAGCGGCTACCAATATCCGCTGGGTCGCGTCCATTGAATGGGCCGAAACCACATTCGCATAATGCCTACCGAGATCCCGCAGTCACAGCACGAGACGCCGCTAAGGCGGCAGATTACCAGCGTGAACATTGGCGTTGAACTCGACACCAAGGCGACGCCGTCGACGCTCCCGAATCTGACGGCATCGGTCCAATTCACGGACCTTTTCACGCGCGGCGACGGTGCCGTCGTGGCGTATCCCGCGAGCGGCATTGTCACCCTGACGCACGCAGAACTCCTCGCCATCCCAAACGCTCTTTCCGTCATCGCAGCAATTCAAACGATGGCCTACGCCAGAGCCGTCGAACAAGGCATATGAAAACCATCCGAATCCTACTCCTCCTCCTTGGCCTGTGCGCCGCTCCCGTCGTTATGACAGGGTGCAAGGCAACGCCAGTCCAAATCGCCTACAAATCCGCTGACGCCGTTGTGTCCTCCGTCGACATCGCAATGCAAGGCTGGGCAGATTACGTGGTTGCGGAACGCCGCCGCATTGCCGCGCTTCCTCCCCTGGAACGCGGAAGCCTAGGCTCTGACCTACTCCGAAAGGAGGGCCGCGTGTTTAAGGCTTTGGGCGAGTATCAATCCGCCATGCGCAGCGCGCAGGCAGCGGTCAACGCCGCGATTGCGTCCAAAGGTCCACTGCCTCCGTTGGTTGACGGAGCCGCCGCCGCATTGCTGTCTGTCATCAAGGAGAACAAATGAGCGCCATCCTTATCATCGAGCTTCTGCTTCGTTACGGGCCTTCCGTTGCGGAGACTGCCCAACGCATGCTGTCCACCGGCAAGGACCCAACCCAAGCCGAGTGGGACGCGCTGTGGTCGAAGGCGCAGAAGCCTTACGACACCTATATTCAGGAGGCGGAGAAGCGCGCAGGATGAACATTGCCGACATGACGCGCAGCGCGCTGGCCTCGCTGCGCGGAGACCTAGAGAGCCCCGTCTTCACCTGGAAGGGCGCGGAGATTCCATGTGTCCCGAACTCCCTGGGCGTCGGCTCCATCGTTGAGGCTGGCGGGTTCGAGATGACGGTCACGCTGTCGCTTCACGTTGACCGCCGCGAGTTCTTCTCCGCTGATTCAACGCTCTGGTTCGCGGACTCCGACCTGATGACGATGGACAATGACAGGCCGACGCCGGTCAGCGGGAAAACGCTCATTTACAAGGGCGCAACCTACCGCATCATCCGCACCACGAAAACCGCGGACGGCGCCTCCATTGGCCTGCTTTGCGGGGATCGTAATGCGTGAAGCCAACGATTGACCTAGAGCCGCAGAGGTTCAACGCCGTTCTCAAAGAGTGGCAGGCTGGATCTTCCCGCGAGTTCACGAAGGCGATGAACTCGCGCATGTCGTTTTTCCTCATGCGCGCCTTCATCCTCGTTCCGCCTCTGCGAGCGCAGGAGAAGCGCGACAGGATTAAGGCTTACCTCAATCGGCCAATAGGACCCAAGCGCGTAAAGGCGGGAAAGCCGGCGAAAAAAGCCAACCAACTGCAACTGGTTCACCTCATCGTGAACTCAAGCGGAAGGCGCGACAACGACCCCGGCAGAAAGGGTCTTTACGGCGAGCAGATGAGGCAGGCGGCAGCATCCATCAGGCGCATGGCCATCGGCTCCGTGGGCTACCTGAAATCCGGCATTGCCGTTGCCGTGAAGCGGTTCAACGGCCATTTTACGCAGTTCGGGACTGCGCTTCAGGAAGCCAAAAGCAGCAAGTTCAAGGGCAAGAAAATCAGCGCCAACTCCGCGTTTACTCAACTGATGCAGCAATACGCACCCGGCGAAGGCGTGGGCAACGTGGCGAAGCACAAGGGCGTCAAAGTGCGGACGATGATGTCGAGTTTTGCCATCGGCCTAAAGAGCAACGCTGCCATGGTCCTTTCGCTGAAGATCAAAGACGGCGAACAATCCCGCGTCTCCGCGATATACTCGCAAGCCTTCATGATCGCCCTCCGCGACGAGCGCGTCGAGATGGAGCGCGTGATTGCTGAACGCCTAGAAGCCGCCGCACAAAAAGCAATCGATCATGCCCGTCGTTGACCTAGAGCAGGAGTGGGCGCGCATCCAATGGATGCCCGACCGCCGTCCGATCCCGGAGTGGGCAGCGGACAACGTGACGTTGCCCCCAACGCTGACGTTCTCGGGCAAGTTCGACCCCGGAATCTCACGCCAGTTCCTCGCCCCATTCGAGAGCCTGCAAAACGATCGCGTGCGCGAGGTCAACGTCCTTGCCTCGCCGCGCTCCGGGAAGTCGCTGATTGCCGACGTGTACGCACCGCACGCTCTGGCGCGGGATCCTGGCCCGGTCCTTTGGGTATTCTTTTCCGACGACCAAGCGCGCCTTCACTGCGAGACTCGCCTATGGCCAATCCTGCACTCGTGCGACCCGGTGAAGGCGCTGCTACCAACCGACCGGCACAAGGACCGCACGACCGAAATCCAACTGGCTAACGGATTCCCTGTCCACGTCAAGGGGTGCGCAGTTGGCAACCTTCAGGCCCGGTCCTATCGCGCTGTAATCTGCGACGAGGTTTGGCAATGGCCACAGGGGCGAATCGTTGAGGCGAAGACTCGCGTTGGGGACTACCGGAAAACAGACTCTTCAAAGTTCCTCTGCATTTCACAGGGTGGGGTCAAAAGCGGCGAGTGGTGGGCACAGTACACCGCCGGCGTGATCCACGAGTGGACGGTCCCATGCGACGCGTGCGGGCAGTATCAGACGCCGGTGTGGAGCGGGAAGCATGAGGACGGCCGACGCTTCGGACTGGTCTACGATTGCGACAAGGACGAGACGGGTGCGCCCAAGATCGACCAAGCAAAGGCAACGGCGCGCTACGTGTGCAAGCACTGCGGACACGAGCACCGCAACCGCCAACAGACGCAGGCGCGATGGAATGCTTTGGGACGCTACGAACGCAGCGAAGGGGGAGACGAAGAGGTGCATTCCTACCACTGGAACAACCTCGTGGCAGGCCAATGGGCGCAGATGGTGGAGGCGTGGCTGAAGGCGCGAGTCCAGGCGCGGTCTGGCAACTGGGACCCGATGATTGCGTTTTTCCGCAAGGACCTCGCGGAGTTCGCGGATTCCAACTCCGTCGCAGAGGCGGACAACCCGATGACGCGGATTGCCATGGACGCGGACGGGTGGACCGAAGGCGAGTTCCGCATCATGACCATTGACACGCAGATGGGCCATTTCTGGGTCATGGTGAGGGCGTGGGCGAAGTCCGGGGAATCGCGTCGCATGTTCTGGGGGAAGGTGGAGACGGACCAAGCTCTTGAGGAATTGCGCGTGAAGTTTGCGGTCCCAACCAAACGGACAATCATCGACTCCGCTTGGCAGAGCCGCACGGTCTACACGTTCGCGTGTAACTACGGCTGGACGTGCTTCCGAGGCGACGACAAGCGCGGATGGTACCACGTTGAGGAAGTGCGCGGGCAGACGCCTAAGCGTGTGGAAAAGGCGTGGTCAAGACCATGGCACGGAGAGCCAGACCCGGCCCACTGCAAGATCGCTGGCAGGCGTGCGACCGTCATCAGCGTCAGCGTGCCGGCGACCGCCGACCGATTGCAGGGCATCCGCGACCGTGGCCTATGGGTTGAGCCGAAGGTGGAGCCGATGACCAAGGAAGAAAACGAGTACGTCGCCCAGATGGGCTCGATGCTGAAATTCAAGAAGAAGCCGCAGGACCCGGAGAAGTGGCACCAGACAGGGCCGGAGCCGCACGCGTGGGATTGCGCGCGCATGCAGGTTGCCGCCGCGATGATGATTGGCATCGCGTGAGCGGTTTACAGTTTCGCCTCTTTGTGTGGCGTTGAGGAATCCATATCCCGGCAAGACGGAGGCGCAGCTTCTGGCTGCTCTGGACGCGTGTGTCAGCGAACTCTTGTCTGGTAGCCAACTGGAATCCGCAACAGCCGGGGACGTGTCCTCTGCGCGCAGAGTCACGCATGGGGCAGACGATCGAAAGCGCAAGATCCTCATCGCGCTTCACTGCCTCGATCCTGACAAGTACGGCACTGATGACATTCCTCCGTCCCGCTCCGTTGCTGTCATGGGAGGGCGCATCTAATGGCCGCGAAGCCGTTCATTTTCTACGACGCGAGGGGGCGCGTCATGTCCACGCCGGTCTCTGAGGCTGCGCGAGGATCAAAGCAGCGTGCGTCCCACACCGGATTCAATCGCGACGCCGCCGCACTGTTCCCAGGCATCAGCCGTGAAACCCTCATGTCGCTGGGGCGTTGGCTCTACACCAACTCGTCCCTTGTGGCTGGCGCTGTCAACGAACAGGCACAGATCATTTCCGGCGACGTGTCCGCCCAGTTCGCGGGCGAGGACATGGAGTGGGGCGAGGAAGCCGAGTTGTGGATGGATGATCACAACAACCTCTGCGACGTGCGCGGGGTGCTGTATCCGATGGCGACGCTCCATAGCCTTTGGATGTCGCACATCATCCGTGACGGCGACGTGGGGGTCATCTTGACTGAAGGCGCAGGCGGGTACCCGTTCCTTCAAACGATCCCGGCGCACCGCATCCACGGCGACGGTCTCGTCATGTCTGATTCGCCATACTTCGGCCGTCAGCTTATTGATGGCGTAATCGTCAACGAGGTGGGCCGTCCGCTTGCCTATCGCGTGTACGACGACCGCACGGCGAAATATCAGGACATCAGCAGCACGGACATGCTCCTGCGTTTCATGCCGCGCTATGCCGACCAGTTGAGGGGTCACAGTTCGCTGGCGTGCGCCGTCATGGACTTCCAGGACGTTGACCAGATCCGCCGCTTTGAGCTTATCGCCCAGCAGGTCGCGTCCTCGCTGGCCATCGTTGAGACCAACGAGACCGGCCTACCTCCTGACACCGCCGAGACAATGCTTCGCGACGGTGGCGAGTACAATTCCGACACTGACACCGCCTACCACGAGATGCAGGGCGGGACCATCCGCTATTTCAGGTCTGGCACCGGCGGCAAGATTGAGGCTCTGAAAGCCGACCGACCAACGCCAGCGCAACAGCAGTTTGCGGACTCCATTATCCGCCAAGCGTTCGCCGGCATGGGATGGAGCATCGACTTCTTCCTCGACCCGCGCAGCGTGAACGGCGGGGCCATGCGCGTGCTCGTGGAACGCATCAATCGGAGCGTCGGAGCGTACCGCAAGCAGTGCCTTTTCCCAATGGTGAAGGCAATCGACGCGTGGCGCATTGCGAAGGCGATGAAGGTGGGATTGCTGCGCTACTCTGACGATTGGTTCCGCTGGCGCTACAACGGAGCCGCGGACCTGACGGCCGACGCGAAGTATCTCGCACAGGTCCACGAAATGCAGATGGCCCGCGGACTCCTCTCGCCGCAGATGGCCACAGCTTCAACCGGGCGTGACTGGCAGGTTGTGCAAGACGAGTCAATCAGTTGGTGGAAACGCTGGCAGGAGCGATGCAAAACAGAAGGCGTTGACCCGTCCGTTGTCACCGGAGGCGCGCCGCCCGTCCAACAACCCGAACCGCAACCTTTGCCTCCTACCGAAGAATGAAGCACACGCTTTTCAGCATCCGCCCAGAGCACGCCGCTGAGGCTGTGGAAGCGCTGCGCCCAAAAGCAAAGCCAGAGCGCGAGCGCGAGGAAACGCCCTACGCAATGGAGGAGTTCGAGGATGAATCCACGGGCGAAACCAAGGGCGCGGCTGTCATCAGGGCTTCCGGTGTCCTCGCCATGGGGGTTGAGGGATGGTGGGGCACCATTGATTTTGAGGAGTTGCTGGAAGAGTTGGAAGAGGCAGACCGAGACGCCAACGTGGCGGCAATCGTCCTCCATCTGGAAACTCCAGGTGGAACCGTGAACGGCACGCCAGAGCACGCCGCGCGCATCGCCGCGCTTACCAAACCTCTTCTGGTCTGGACCGAGGAGCAGCTTTGCAGCGCTGGCTATTGGCTCACTGCCAGTGCCGACGCGATTATGTCCTACCCGTCCGCAATGGTCGGCTCCATTGGGTGCGTCCTCACGTTCTACGATTACTCCCAGATGCTGGGTGACGCTGGCGTTGCGGTGCAGGTCTTCCGCACCGGTGAGCTCAAGGCCGCGGGCTACCCCGGAACCAGCCTGTCGGAAGCAGAAGCCGCACACTTTCAGCAACTCGTGGACGGCGTTGGCGTTGACTTCCAGGCTTGGGTGCTGGACTACCGGCCAAACATTGACATTGGGCTTTTCGACGGTCGCGCAGTCAGCGGGAAACAGGGCTTGGCGCTTGGTCTCGTGGACGCCGTACACAACACGCGCCAAGAGGCCATTCGGCAATTCATGGAGGTGTTCGCGTGATCCTGCCAAAGGCCATGTTCGCGCTTCGGGACGCCATCACGGCGCAGGGCTTGGAGTGGCCCGCATCGGTGCGCGCTGGCATCAGCCGCGGTCCTATCGACGACGAGACCGTCGAACCTGAATCCGTCGCGCCTGACAGCAACCGGTTACCGTCCATCGTCTGCAACGCCGACAGCGCACGCCAGATTCACGCGCAGGTTGCGACGTTCGAGATTCAGTGCGCGGTCACCGTCAGCCATCAGGCGGACGATACGGAGCCGCTGTTGCGCCTGACGCAA